TACCTATTTCTCTAACTTTAATATCATGGGGAGCTATATGCTTTGAATACTCATATTCTTTTCTATTAATGACATCTACATAGTGATCTAAACCCTCACCAGCATTTTCATAATAATCTATTAATCTAATCTCACCTTTGTACTTTTGGACAAACCATATTGCTGTGCTGTCATTAAGACCTAAATCGAACCAAGTTTCAACATCTAGGTTGTCATCATACAGATTGTCTGTAATCCTCTTGTCTGCTTCTAATTTTTCAATTAAAGCACCATAATACGAACCTGTTATTGCAGCTTGAAAACTGCACTCAAATTCTTGGTCGTATAAATCATCTGACATCATTTGCTTTGCAGCAATTAATTCTTCAGGATCTAATATATTTGTATCACTAGCTTTAAATAAACCAGAGTACCAATCTTTGTTTTTTTGTGCGTCTTTGTAAAGTTGATAGAAATAATTTCTACCTTTTGGTGTTCCAATAAACACACACCACCCTTTTCGGTCTGCCAAAGCTGGTCTTATGACTTCTGGAAATATAGTTGGTTTAATGCTTTGAGTTTCGTCAAAGACACAACCATCTAAAAATATACCTCTTAGAGCTTGGTCATTCTCTGCTCCAAGAATTGTAACCCTTGCACCATTTGGTAAATCACATCTTAATTCTGACTCATTAAACTTAGTTCCAGGTATTTTACCAGCGAACTGTTTTATATAATCCCAAGCAGTAGATTTACCTTGTTTAAATGTTGGCGAAATAAAGGCATATCTAGGGTTTGGCAAAGGACAAGTAAGTGCTGCTTTAATCATGTGATTAACTAGCATTACTGTTTTACCACTTCTTCTATGAGCTACGATTACATTAAATCGGTGCTTATCAATTTCTTTATGCAAAAAATTTTGTAATTCTCTTGGCTTATATGGAATGACTATTTCTGGCATTTTAAATTAAAACCCCCTCAATCCTATCCTTTGCAATATTAAAATAGTTTTGATTTTTTTCAATTCCAATAAATTTTCTGTTTAAGTTTTTACAAGCAACTCCTGTACTTCCTGATCCCATTGTAAAATCTAAAACTGTATCGTTTTCTTTTGTATAAGTTTTTATTAAGTATTCTAATAAAGCTACTGGCTTTTGTGTTGGGTGTATTCTGCCTTTATTTGATGCATTACTAAATTCTAATATTGTAGTTGGATATTTTTTTGTATAAATTTTTATTTTTTTATTACCTAATTTTCCACCTATAATATTTGTTCTACCATACTCTTTACTTCCTTTTCTTAGTTTTTTTCTATCTATCATTTGTGGATAAAATGTTATTTTACCTTTTCCAAAAATACTAATATTTTCATTTTTAGACATTGGTCTATATTTACAAACATGAACTCCTACTGGTCTAACTTTGTTCCAAATCCAATCATATTTAAACCAATCCAAATTTGATATTCTTAAATGACTACTAAAAGGTTCTGTTCCAAATAAAACAATACAACTATTATCTTTAATAATTCTTTTTAACTCTTTCCACATTGGCTCAAATGGAATTACACTATCCCATTTGCATTGTGTCGTTCCATAAGGTGGATCGGTTAAGACTATATCCACACTTTTATCTGAAATTTTTTTTAATTCCTCTAGGCAATCCCCTAATATCAATTTATGTTTTGACAAGCAACCCCCCCCCTAATGTACTGTCACTCCCTGTGGTACGTTTAGTAGTTGTTCAATGCCAAAGTCATCCATGATGTTATGAGAGAAATATCTACATTCTTTAAGATTGTTAAATCCTCCAAAGTGAACAACAACAGAGTTGCTGCTTTCCATAATATAAACTACTGCTGAGTAGCCTTTTTCTCTGTCGTCAAAATCCATCATTAAAAATCCTTAATCTAGTTGTGTAAAGGTTCTATCGTTATTAGCGAAGCCCTAAATTTTTTTTTTGGGGGTGTCCTTTTTTTTACCCCCCTAAAACCTCAGAAACTAACAAAAAATAAAGCTAGTTGATTGCTAATCAATTGGTATTGCTCTTTTTATAAATAAAATCCTGATGTTTGGGTGATCATGTTGCTTTGATGTTGCAAAATAAATAAATAATCTTTGTTTATATTGGTTGAGCTTGATCTTTGTCTATAAATGTACTGTATAAATTTGCCTACAATGGTTGAATGATTTAATTAATTAACATTGTAATCATTGAATAATCTTACTGCTGCCACTTAATCTCAATGGGTTTATCTCCACCATTTAGAGTCAATTTTTGATCTTTTCCATACCTTACAGGACTTAAAACAGAGCTTAACCACTTAGCATTAGATTGCATTTCTTTTATTAAGTGAGCAAATGGGAGTGAGTTGTCCATCTTGCCTGAGTTTTCTAAAGTATTAATACTGTCCATTAATTTATCTTGAGCCTCAGCTATAACCATTTCAATGCCTATTTTTTTACAAGTATAATATTGATCCTGTAATTTTTCAGAGTCTTTTAATTTCTGGCTAAATGTAGCCCATGAAACCATTGTCGGATCTTTACATATTTTTCTTATGCTTTCACCATTACAAAGCCTATTTAAAATAGTCTTTTCAATTGTCTTATTATATTTAATATTTGCCATAGTTTATAATCGTTCTAATGTGTTTATTATGTGTGATATATTTATCACACTATTTAATTCTCTTTATAGTTGTTTCTTTGATATTAATTAATTTAATATAATGTTATCATTTAGTTGACAGTATCTAGTTGCTCTGATATTAATTTAGTATGTTTCAAATTAACTTAATAAATAGGAGTAAATAATATGAGTGCATACATAGTAGAAGCTGACACACTTTATAGAGTTATAAACTTAATTACTAAAATTGATTATGTTTCTAATTCTTTAAAGCCAATTAAAGAAGAAGCAATATTAACACCTCAAATATTATTTAATAAATTAAATGTATTAAATAGATTTGCAATATCTGAAAGATATGAAGATGAGCCAATGACAGATAAACCATCTTACAAATTTAATTTAGACAGATATTATCAGGTTGCTTCAAATACAAATCAATTTCAGAATTTAAAATCTTTACAATGTCTGACTTATCAATGTGCAGAGGGTGAAGCCATTAAATCTGATTTGTATAAAACACTTGAATCATTTGAAAGAAATTATGCTTTTCAAATTATATCAAGTCTTAAACAATATGAACAATCAACATGGAGCTAAAAAATATGAATATTGATAATTTAAAAATAATAGTTAAGCCAAAATATAATTATGGTTACAAAGTAGGAGTAACAGTTCATATAAATAATAAAAAATTTCCTACTGAATTAAATCATGTTTATGCACATAATAAAAATAATAAGGCAGTTCAGACTGCTTTAATTGATGGAGGTTATACTGAAGATCATCAATTAGTTGCTAGTGCATTAAAAAAAGAAATGGAGGTAAAATGAGTAACTTTAAAAATTGGATTGATACTTTTATTTATGAGAAAGATTTACCAATGGAAGATACTTTCACAATAGACAAAAATGGAACAATGAACATCATGTCTTATAAAACTATTTATGAACATATGCTTATTGCTAATGACAAAGAACAACAACAAATTAAAAATATGATTGTTAAGATTGATTTTATGAATGGAAATATTTTAAATTTCTTTCAATATCTTGGCAAGTTAATAGCAAAGGAGGTTTAATGATTAGAGCTATATATTTCGCATTATGCTTTGGACTAGCTTTGTTCGGTCTATTAGTTGTAACTCATATAAGCATACCAATTGGTTTAAGTATGTTTTTTATATTTATAATTAAATTTTTATTAATGCTGCCAAAATACCAGGAGGAATAATGAATAAACAATTAAATGCCCTTAATAACTTTATATATAAAGATAAAAAGGGAGTCATAGACAATCATTTTAAAAAACTACCTTTAAAATCTAAAAAGTTATTTTTAAAAATATTTAATAAGCATTTTAAAAAGGAGGTTAAATGAAAGCTAAAGATATAGATATTTATAAAATATTTTATGCAACCTATAAAAGGAAAATGTTTTCTTTTATTGGTTTCGGTGAATTATCACTAATGCCAAAGGTTAAGAAACCTATAAGGCAGATTTCAAATGTTTATCAATTTCCAATTAAATCGTACTACAACCAAAAAAAGAGAGTTAAATAATGAAAAATATAGAAAAATATAAAATTAAATATCAAGATACTATGAATAGTTATTATCTTGATGTTGAATTTAATACTGAAGATGAAGCAT